CGAACTAAACGATAACTTAACTAAGGCAGTTGAATATACATCACAAATTTTAATAGATCTTATTCCTAGAATTTATGATACTGAACGCCAAATTTCCATCTTAGGTGATGATGGTGCGTCAGGAAGTGTTGTTATTAATCAAACTGTTCGTGACGAAACCACAGGAAAAGATGTAATAATTACTGATTTATCACTCGGCAAATACGATGTTGTTTCTACAGCAGGTCCAAGCTATGCTACACAACGCACAGAAGGTTTAAACTTCTTGACTAAGTTAGCTGAAACTTCTCCAATATTTGCTACTATTGCTACTGACTTAATGGCGTCATCAGTAGATTTTCCATTTGCAGAAGAACTTACACACCGTATTCGCAAAACAATGATTGCGAATGGTACAATTGAACCAAATCAAGAAGAGGCAGAACAATTGTCACGGACAGCTCCACAACCATCGGCAGTCGATCAACTTAATTTTAAGATGCTACAATTGCAAGTTGAACAACAGGCAGCTATTGTTGATAACCTTGCATTGCAGAATGAAAAGATTAAGGCAGATACAATACACAAATACGCTGAGACTCAAGAAACATTAACAGATACCATTGAGACTAAAGTAAACATAAATACTAAGTTAGATAAGCAAGGCAATCCAATTAATATGCCTATCGAAACCGGTGAACTTTCAGCAAGAGCCAAGAATATGGCAATGCTTAACGATGCTATGGAAATGACATTAAAAGATGCTGCTCAGTTAGAATATGAAAAGCGTCTACCACAACAAAGTCAAATCCCAGAGATGGGTGCGCCTGAAGTACCACTACCAGGACCTATTGTTCCTGGTGAAGAAATAGAATAAAATTAACATAATTTTAAACGAGCATACAAAACTCAAAGGAGAGATATTATGAACGAAGAAGCAATTGAAGTAGAAGTACCAGCTGTACTAGAAGTAAACAACGAAGTAACTGAAGCAGTTACTGGCGAAGTCGATTCTACAGAAAATAACGAAGCAGTAGCCGACGCAGTTGAGAAATCAGCAACTGCTTCAAACACAGTTTCTCAAGAAGAATTTAATAAGTTGTACTTTCAGCTAAAACAAGCTGAACGTGAGCGCGATGCAGCACAATCAGCTAAAGAATCTAAAAAAGAAGTATCGGCACCAAAAGTAGCCCCTACATTAGAAGATTTTGATTTTGACGATGATAAATTCAATGCAGCGGCATTTGAATTTAAAGTTGCCGAGCAAGTAGCAGCAGCTCTCGAAGTACAGAAACAACATTCTGTACAAGAAAAGATAGCGGCAGCAAAACAAGAGGTTGCACAAACTTTTAATCAACGTGCTGTTGAATACGCTGCAAAGAACCCAAGCTACGAACAAGCGATTGCAGCAGCTGGGTCAGAAGCTGTATTCAGTAGTCATATTCAGGAAGTAGTATTACAGTCTGAAGTTGGACCAGCAATAGATCATAAACTTCTAAGCGATCCAGCATTGTTACATAAACTTAATACAATGAATACAACGCAAGCTATTATGGAATTAGCTCGTATAGAAGCATCATTAACTAGTGCATCACCAACCGCTAAAGCCACTGCACCAGTTAAAGTTTCTAATGCACCAGAGCCAATTGAAACAGTTGGCGGTGGTGGACGAGCTTCAGATGATTATGCCTACAATGAAAATATGGATATGGCGGATTATTATGCTGCTCATCAAGCAAAGTTAAAGTCTGCAAAAAGGTAAATAAACTTGTAATTGATAAATATCAATTAAGGGATAAAGGGGTGTTAATTCGCCCCTTAACTCCACAAACAGTCAGCAAAGCAATATGTACGCAAAACATATAGCAAAAAGAGTCGATTTGGCACCACTCCTAAAAACACAATTTTGTCGCAATATGCGATTTACATTAGATTAACTAATGTCTTAATAAACTAAGGAGCCCAAAATGGCTAATTCACTATTAAATCCTTCAATCATCACAAAACGTGCAATGGTTGAATTTAAAAACGCTATGGTATTACTTGAGAAAGTAGACCGTCAATTAGATCCTCTTTTCGAAGGAAAAGCTGGTGACACAATCTCTGTACGTAAGCGTGTTCGTTATATCGCTCACAATGCAGCTGACATCACATCTAACATCAACGATACTGTTGAAGGTAAGATTGCTGTAACACTTAACCAACGTCGTGTTGTTCCAATGCAATTCGATTCTAAAGAACTTTCACTTGATATTGAAGAGTTCTCTGACCGTTATATTCGTCCTGCTATGATTGAACTTGCACAACAAGTTGAATCTGCTATTGCTGGTGAATACACTAAGATTTGGAACTTCACTGGTACTCCTGGTACTAACCCTTCTACTTTCTTACAAATCGGTACTGTTGGTGCTATAATGGACGAATCCGCTGTTCCAGCTGGTATGGGCGATCGCTGTGCATTCTACACTCCAGCAGCTTCATTAACTTTAGCTGACGGCCTTAAAGGTGTATTCCCAAACACTATTGCTACTAACGCAATCGAAAACGCATTAGTTAATAACTATGCTGGTTTCAGTGTTTACAAGAGCCAATCACTTATCACTCATACTGTTGGTGCTCACGGTGGTACTCCACTTGTTGACGGTGCTTCACAGAATGTTACTTACGCAACATCAAAAGATAGTTACAGCCAGACATTGGTTACTAATGGTTGGACTAACAGTGTTACTGGTATCTTGCTTGAAGGTGATACATTCACTATTGCTAACGTTTACGCAGTTAATCCACGTACTCGTCAAAGCACTGGTCGTCTACAATCGTTCGTAGTACGTGCAGATGCCAATTCAGGTGCTTCTACTGGTCCAGCTACATTGACTATTAGCCCAGCTATTATCACATCTGGTCCTTACCAGACTGTTAGTGCTGCTCCTGCAAATGACGCTGCAATCACTGTTACTTCTGGTACAGCTGGTGCAAGTTACTCACAGAACTTAGCTTTCCACAAAGATGCAATCACTGTTGCATTCGGTCAGTTAGTTGCTCCTGTTGGTAATGTGCAGTTTGGTCGTGAAACAATGGACGGTGTATCTGTTCGTTTAGTTGGCGACTACGACATCTTAACTGATATTAACACTTGGCGTTTCGACGTTCTGTTCGGTGTTGAAGCTCAGAACCCAGGAATGGCTGTACGTCACGTAGGCGCGTAAGCTTCTACAATTAATTAAAGGGGTTGGCTATTTGGTTAGCCCCTTTATTTTTAGCAAGTTAAACTCAGGAGATATACAATGGGTATTAATACAAGATTTGAAAAAGCAATCGAAGCATCAGCTACTGGTGTTGCTATTACTTGGTCAAGCAATGAACCTACAGCAGCAGCAACACAAACAATTGCTGATGGTACAGTACCAACTGTTGCAGAACTTGGTCAATATGTTGCAAATAACGAAGCACAAATGGCTTTACTTTTAGCCGAAGTAGCTTCTTTAAGAGCAGCGATTAATGCAGGTGAGTAACAAAGTTTAAATTAAAACCCTCGTATTCGTATGGGGGTTTTTTATTTGTAACAGATTTGTCTTAGATACTAAGGCATTTTCTTATAATTTGTCGAACATAAATACATATTATAAGAAAATGCAAAGGAGAGATTAATGAACAAAGAAGATATTGAAGACGGTGTAATTCTAGAAGAAGAGCACTATGGAGTAATGCCAAAAACTGATTCGCGTTATCGTGTTTGGGTTTATAATAGAATTGATGGTGTAATGTTGTCTAAGATTGTAGACGGTCCTACAGCAGAATCATTATACAGTGAGGGTTGGAAGATGACCCCGGCGGAATTTACAGAAGATGAGGAACTTAAAAACGTCCAACAATTCGTAGAAGCTGCTGATGATATTGCACAAGTTATGAATTTTCTATTGAACTTAGAGTTATGTGAAGATAGACAAGCATTGCTTGAATTTGCAGAAGGTTTGTTAGGAATGAAAGTGCGTAAGAATATTACGGTACCATCATTAAAGAAACAAATGACCGAGAAAGCTACTGAGCTAGGATTGATTGAAAATGACAACAGCACGCCAACTGATTGAAGATGCCTTTGATGATATTGAAGTAAAAACATCTGAAGAACCACTAACAACCGCGGACCTAAATACTGGAATACGCAGATTAAACAGATTAGGAACTGCATTTGCAGCAAGTGGTCTTAACTTCGGATTTAGTAAAGTTGTTAATGCTGACGAAGTACTTACTATCCCAGATTGGGCTGAAGACTTATTTGTTACATTCTTAGCTATTAGACTTGCTCCAGGGTATGGTGTTTTAGTTAATGCAGCTTTGGTGGCAGCAGCTACTGAAATGTTAACAACAGCAGAACATTACTTAATTCAACTACCGAGTGTTGCATTTCCAGAGATATTACCAACTGGCGCAGGCAATGAAGTTTACAATGATGCTAAATTCTTCTTTACCGATGACGATTCAGATTTAACAACAAACGGATTATCAGCATTAACTGATAATACTTCCGTAACACTTTCAACAGATTAAGGATCAAACCAATGTCAATAAAAGAATCAAATTTAATTACAGTTACTTCAACAGATGTAACTACTAACGATTATGTTAGAATACTAGACGGCAATGTGTCACGTAAAATGACATTTGGCGAGTTTCTTAACTTCCTTACTTCCAACGCTTCATTCGTAGAGATTGAAGGCGACACAATGACTGGTAATTTAGTTGTACAGAATACAGCTAATGCAAATATTAAGATCGAAGGACTTGATATATCACCAGCAAGTATTACTATTCAGGGATCGACTGCTTCTTATGCAGCTATTGAGCTTGGCGACGTAACAGATCCAAATATTGGTGAGATACGTTACGATAATACTACTGATAGTCTTTCTATAACAGTTAATACATTAGAATCAATTACTGTTGATTCAGCTGGGGATGTAGTTTTCAACTACAACGCAAATGTTGTTGGTACTGCTACCTTAGCGACAGCGGTAGTAAGTAACTTAACCGATAATAGAGTTGTTATTGCTGGTACTGCTGGTGCATTGGAAGATGACGCCAATCTTACATTTAATGGTAGCACATTAACAGTTGGTGTTAACTTAGATGTTAATGGCACTGCTTTATTAGATGATACAACCTTTGATGCTGGTGCAGTTATTAACGCTGGTGCAAACAAGATTACTAATGTTGCTGAACCTGTAGCATCAACTGATGCAGTAACGAAGAATTATGTTGACACCGGCGCAGCAGCGACCATTATTTATAATGACGGTGCAGTTATTAAC